AGATATAATACTAACTTTAGTCATATAAAATTTAAAAAATGGGATTTACAAGAACTATGGAGTAAGTTTCAAAAAGATCCAAAAGGTAAAGTTCAATTATTTGCTTCACTAGATGCAACAGGTAAACTAGCTGAGGTGGCAAGACATGGAACTAAATGGGATACTGTTTACAATAACATAAAGACCTGTATAGCTGACGGTATAGAAGTATTTGTATCACCTACTATCAGTATTCTGAATGTATTTTACGTTACAGATTTATTTGAAACGATTTTTAAACTTGGAGTTAAACCAGGTAATATAGTATTTAATAATTTTCTATCAGGACCTCCATGTTACGATATTAGAATACTACCAGATGAATTAAAAGACGAACTACTTACTAAACTTCAAGAATATTTTAATCAGTTAGATAAGGAAGAGTATAAACAAGCTATTGAAATGGCACTATCTTCATGGATACAGTATTTATTTTCTGAAAGTCCTTACGATTTACTTACCCTACAGATTAATAGAAGGGAGTTATTAAGAGTTACTACAGTTTTAGATAAAAGAAGAAAAGAAAACTTTTTAGAAACTAACCCACAGTATACTGAATGGTTTGAAGAAATTAGAGCAACTATAGGTAATTACGAAAAGAAAGAAGTATTTTTTAGAGATCAAACTATTCCTCTACCTACTGATGAGACTACAGGTGAATCTTACAATGTTAATAAACTAATCTAATGGCAGCTCTAGACAAAAAAGATTACGTATGTTTACAGCCTTTCGAATTCGCAGAGTTTTTCGATTATAAAAGTTATATGTGTTGCCCTAACTGGTTACCAGAAAATTTAGGAGATCCTATGAAAATTACACAAAACTGGCAATCAGAAAAAGCAGATAACATAAGAAAAAGTATGGTTGATGGTTCTTATAAGTATTGTATAGAATCAAGATGTCCTAAACTTACCGGTCTAAAAGAAGGTAAGTCAGATGGGTTTATGAAGAAGGAAGAGTTCTTAAAAAAAATTGACGACTTTGTAATAGATCCTTACCCTAAGTCTGTTAAATTTAATTTTGATCAAAGTTGTAATCTAAAATGCCCTAGCTGTAGATTAGAAAAAATTAACTATCAAGGAGCTGAAAGAAAAAGAACAGAGCAAATAATGGAAGCTATAGAGACACAATTAGCAGATGGGCTACAACACATTGAATGTACAGGTTCAGGAGATCCATTTTTTTCTAGAACATTTAGAAAATGGATGATGAATTTTGATCCTTCTCTATACCCTAACTTAAAAAGTATGCATTTGCATACTAATGCTACCTTATGGAATCACTCTAACTGGTCTAGAATGACTAAAGTTCATAAGTTTATTAAATCAGCAGAAATATCTATAGATGCAGCGTATAAAGATACGTATGAAAATTATACTAGGTTAGGAGGGAAGTGGGATGACCTTATGGATAACCTAGTTTACATATCAGAGATTAAAACTTTAGATAGAGTAACGCTTTCGTTTGTAGTTCAAAAAGATAATTATACAGAAATGGAAGATTTTCATAAAATGGCTGAACGATTTTTTGGACATACACATATTAATTGGGAAATATTTTATAATAGAGTAGTTAATTGGGGCACATATAATGCTGAAGACTTTAAAAAAGTTGATGTAGGTGACCCGGAACACCCAGAATACAATTATTTATTAAAAGAATACAGGAAGTTACCTCCTGCAAATAATATAAGACATAACCTTACGTTATAATGGCTATAGAGTGTAAAAATTTAGAAAAGGGTTTAAGGTTAGCAACTAATGGAACATTTTTTGCATGCTGTCATACTTTTAATGCACCTTTTAGAAATAAAGAAGGAGAGTTAATAAAAGCAGGAGATGTATCTATAGATGATGCCTTAAATAGTCATACAAGACAGACTATGTTAAAAGAATTTAAAAATGATATAAGATCATCAGCATGTAAAGTATGTTGGGATGCTGAAGATGCTGGATTTGAAAGTAAAAGAGTTAGAGATAATATTACATTTAGCGAAACTAATAGAGCTATACCTACACGTAGTGGAGACGATATATTTTTCTTAGAGTTAAATTTAGGAAATACATGTAATTTAGCTTGTAGAATTTGTCATATATCTGCTTCTTCTAAATGGAGAAATGATCATAAAATACTGCATCCTAACTATACAGAAGAAGAATTAGACCAAGAAGTTTTAGAATACTCTAAAGCTTATTTAGACGAAAGTAGTATATGGAAGTACTTAAAAGAAATTTTACCTAAAATACAGCAATTAGATATATACGGAGGAGAGCCTATGTTGATGAAAAAGCAATGGGAAATATTAGATTACTGTGTTAAACAAGGATATGCAAAGTCTCAATTTATGAGCTTTAATACTAACGGTACTATTGTTACTCCAAAATATATTGATATACTTACTTCTTTTCATATGACAAGAATAGGGTTTAGTTTAGATGGAGTAGGAGATAGATTTCATTATTTAAGATACCCTGGAAACTGGTTGACAGTAAATAATAATATTACTAAATGGTTAGAAACTCGTAAAAAAATAGAAGAAGATCCTAATAGTGAAAATAAACTACTATTAGAAATAGCTTGCACTATATCAGCTTTAAATGTAATGTATGTATTCGAAATGTTAGATTATGCTTTAGATAGAGATATTAAATTATTTATCAGTTTTGTTTATAATCCAGTACACCTTAGTATTACTAATCTACCAGATGATATAAAACCTAAAGTACTAGAATACTTAGAAGTAGAGTTAGAGAAAAGAGAAGGACCGTATTCTGAAAACAGAGCAAAAAATGATTTGCAACATGCACGTATCTTACAGTCATTCGAAGAAGTTAAAAAAATTATTACAACTTTAAAACTCCCTAACAAATCGGACCCATCGGAGTGGAGAACATTTAGAAAGAATACACAATTATTAGATAGATCAAGAAAACAAGACTTTAGATATACATTCCCAATAGCAGAAAAGTTATATAACGTTTATAAACTAACATAATATGTCAGATAGATTAATTAAATGGAAAGAGGATAACCTCAACTCAGTAAATAAAGCATTTTGCCCAGCAAAATGGTACAACGCTACTATAGATTTAGGAAGCGGTTTCACAAGATCATGTTTTCTTCCCTTACCTCACCCTATTGATGTAGAAGAGTTAGTAGAAAACCCATCTGCACTACATAATACCAAGCATAAAAAGAAAATGAGAAAAATGATGCTTGAAGGAGAAAGACCAGCTGAATGTTCTTATTGCTGGAAAGTAGAAGACTTAGGTAGAAATAATATTTCTGATAGAGTATATAGAAGTAAAGAGTATAAAACAGCTGATATACAGGCACTCCCTAATACTCCTTGGGATGCTAATGTTAATTTACGTACTGTGGAACTATCTTTCGATAGATCTTGTAATTTTGCTTGTTCGTACTGTAATCCTAGTTACTCAACCACTTGGGGTAAAGATATAGATCAAAATGGTCCTTACCAGAAATTTCAAACTTTGACAGCAGGAGCATATCAACAAAATGGAACTTGGGCAGATCCTGAAAATAAATATATAGACGGTAATCCATACGTTGATGCTTTCTTAAGATGGTGGCCTAGCTTATCTCAAGATTTACAGACATTAAGAATAACTGGAGGAGAGCCTTCAACTAGCCCAGGGTTCTGGAAATTTTTAGCAATGGTTGCAGATAAACCTGCTCCAAACTTAAATTTATCAATTAACTCTAATCTAGGTGTTAAAGATGTCTTAATAGATAAACTAATTGAAACTACTCACGTATTAGATATTGAATCATACGATATATATACTTCCAACGAATCTTTTGGTCCTCATGCTGAGTATTTAAGAGATGGAATAAATTATGATAAATGGAGATCTAATGTAGTAAGAATGATAGAAGAAGCTAATATACGTCAAATAGTAGTTATGATGACAGTATCAGGTCTTTCTTTAATGTCTATGACAGAGTTTATGGATGATATGTTGGAGCTTAAAAAGAAGTATGGTCCAAATATGCCTACTTTAGATTTAAATTTTTTAAGATGGCCTGCATTTATGTCCCCTCTTAATTTACCTGAAGATGTTAAAAAAGAAGCTGTAGATAAAATACAAGTATGGTTAGATAAACACAGAGACTCAGGTTTATTATTAGAACATGAGATTTCTCAAACGCAAAGGGTTATTGACTATGTAGATGGAGTAGATCAAGGACATGCAAGAGCAGAGGCAGACAAAGACAAACACTTCCATGATTTTAAATCATTTTATGAACAGTATGATGTACGAAGAGGTAAAGACTTTAAAAAGACTTTTCCAATGCTTGCCGAATGGTACGATTCTATACAGGTTGATAAAAGTATTAAAGACGTTAAGCTATCACCAGGAGGTATGGAAGGTTGGGAAACAACAGAATATAAACCAGATCTTCTTAAAAAGAATAGAAGTCTTAAAGATAAATGGACTAGAATTGATTTAGGTAGAAATTAATGAACGCTATTATTATATCAGGGTTTCTCTATGATCTATCTGATAATATTATTCCTTTTTTAAATAAGAAGACAGACGTATATATACATACATGGGAAGTTAAAGATAATAAAAAATGGATAACTAAGCTCAACAGATATAAAAAATACTGTAATGAACTTAAAATAGTTACTGAAGAACCTAAATTTGAAACTAAACTCTATTCTTATTTCTACTCTACTTGGAAAGCTATTAATATAATAGACGATATAGATAAGTATAAGACTATAGTAAAGTTTAAGCCTAATTTAAATTCTAATAAAATAAAATATAAAGGAGCTATAGACAGATACTTTCAGAAAGCAGCAATACAGAGTAGACCCTTACTCGACCAAGTAACTAAAGAAGAGTGTATTTTTGGTTCTATATACTATAGGACATTAGATGAGAGATTATTTACCGGATATAGTAATGCTTTTAAGAAAGCTTTTAAAATTAATGAAGAGACTTTTAAAACTGAAATGCATAAACTACATCAAAAACTACTATTACAGTACAGGGATAATTATGAAGGAAGTATTTTCTGGAAGAATTGGTTTGAAAATAGAGGATTATTTCTTATCTTAGATACAGACCTAAGTATACCTAATAATAAATAAAATGAGCAAACCTATTAAATTGACACCAGAAGAAGTTAAAATGCTAGAGGTAATACGGCTGAGAAGAAAAGCAGTCGGTGATGAGCTAACTGATATTGGACATTTAAGATTAAAACTTAAAAGAAAAGAAGCAAAAGTAGAAGAATTTGATGATGATACTCGTAAAATGGAAAAGGATCTTGCTAAAGATTTAGAAGTAAAATACGGTAGGGGATCTATTGATACTGAAACAGGAACCTTTACGCCTATAACTTAATACTTTTTCATACAACCTTACACTATTTATATATGTGAATAAGTACCGCCTTGATTATGTGGTTTCGAATATTTGCATATATTTATATAAGACATTAAATAAACTTTACCGAAAATGGCAGAAACAATAGTCTCACCGGGTGTATTTCAAAGAGAAAACGATATATCTTTTATCGCCCCAGCACCTCTAGAAGCAGGAGCAGCAATATTAGGACCTACAGTCAAAGGACCAGTAGAAGTACCTACACTTGTTACATCCTATAACGAATACGTAAGAAAATTTGGAGATACTGTAACATCAGGATCCGATTCTTATGAATACTTAACATCAATTGCAGTAAAATCTTACTTCTCTCAAGGAGGTAACTCTTGTCTAGTATCAAGAGTAGTAACTGGTTCATTCTCTGAAGCAGATAATACTAATATAGCTGCAACAACAGGAAGTGCATCTTCTCCGTTCACAATTAGAACGATCGGTAGAGGAGCATTATACAATAACGCAACAGGATCAGCAGATACTGGAGGAGAGAACAGCGATGGATCTTTACTTTCTGGATCAGCTAATAACTTAAGATGGGAAATCTCAAATGTAAGCTCTGCCAAAGGAACATTTACATTATCGGTAAGAAGAGGAGATGATAGCCATAAAAATAAAGTAATCTTAGAAACATTCAATAATCTTTCTTTAGATCCTAACGCAGACAATTTTATTCAGAAGTTAGTTGGAGATAACCAATTATCTAAAGCATCGGATAGCGCAGGTGTAACATACATCAAAGCATCTGGTTCATATTCTAACAGTTCAAACTATATTAGAATAGCATCAGTACCAAACGCTACACCAGATTATTTAGCTAATGATGGTAGTACTATTAACTCTGGAGGTACATTAGGTATAGCATATAACAATTACTTACCTACAGCACAATCAGGATCATTCTACAACGCAACAGGAGATACACTTGCAGCAAACGAAAATAAATGGTTTGAAGCAATTAATGCTAATAACCAAGGAGTTACTGGTGGATCTTATGATGACATGATAACAGTATTAGAAAATTCTGACGAATATAGATTTAATGTAGTATCAGCACCAGGATTAAATAAAAATAATCACAGTGCTACAGTTGATAAATTAATTTCTTTAGCAGAAACTAGAGGAGATAATATCGCAGTAGTAGACCTTTACGGATACGGAGCTTCAGTAGCTAACGTTACAACTAAAGCAGACCTATTAAATAGTTCTTATGCAGCAGCATACTGGCCTTGGTTACAAACATCGTCAGCGACAGGTAAAAACGTATGGGTACCAGCATCAATTTACATTCCAGGAGTATATGCATTCACAGATGGAGCAGCAGCACCATGGTTTGCACCAGCAGGACTTGTAAGAGGTGGTATTCCAGGAGTAATTCAAGCAGAAAGAAAATTATCTAGAAATGATAGAGATACTTTATATGATGCTAAAGTTAACCCAATTGCTACATTCCCAGGAACAGGTATTGCAATCTTTGGACAGAAAACATTACAAACTAAAGCAAGCGCTTTAGATAGAGTAAATGTACGTAGATTATTAATTGATCTTAAGAAGTTTATCGGAGATCAAGCACAAGGTTTAGTATTCGAACAGAATTCTATAACAACAAGAAACAAATTCTTAGCAGCAGTTAATCCATATTTAGACGGAGTTACACAAAGACAAGGTCTATATGCTTACAGAGTAGTAATGGACGACACTAATAACACTGCTGACGTAATAGATAGAAACCAATTAGTAGGTCAAATCTTTATTCAGCCAGCTAAGACAGCAGAATTTATAGTACTAGACTTCGTAGTTGAGCCAACAGGAGCAACATTTGGAGCATAATTTAAAATTTAGATATTTATAATAAAGTAAAATAGCATGGCAGTATTAGACCCAAACGAAATAATGTTTAGAGCCTTCGAGCCGAAGGTACAAAATAGATTTGTCCTTTATGTAGATGGAATACCATCCTTCTTAGTAAAGAACGTATCGGCTCCAGAATTCACAGACGAAGTGATTAAATTAGATCACATCAATACTTACCGTAAGATTAGGGGTAAGAGAGAGTGGGCTGATATAACAATGACTTTATATGATCCAATCACACCATCAGGAGCACAAGCTGTAATGGAATGGGCTAGATTATCATATGAATCAGTAACAGGTAGAGCTGGATATTCAGATTTCTACAAAAAAGATTTAACTCTTAATATATTAGGACCAGTAGGAGACATAGTTGGTGAATGGGTAATCAAAGGAGGATTCGTTACAACAGCTGATTTCGGTGATTATGACTGGGCTAACAGTGAAGTAGTTGACCTATCGTTAACGGTAGCAATGGACTACTGTATATTAAATTACTAACCGCTATATTACATACTTTATTAAGAACCCGGCATTTAGTCGGGTTTTTTGTTGCCTAATAAATTTTTTCTTCTTATATTTATAATAAGACAAGTTATACTTAAACGTTATTTATGAGTACAAAATTTAAATTACCTACAGAAACAGTCATTTTACCCTCAAAAGGAGTACTTTACTCCGAAGATTCTCCATTATTTAAAGGAGAAATAGAGATGAAGTATATGACAGCCAAGGAAGAAGACATTCTTACTAATACAAACTACATAGCACAAGGTACAGTAATAGATAAA